CTCTGCTAAGGAATAATAGCATACATCCTTCGTCGGATTAAGCATAAACAACACCTGACAAATCACTTACTTCCGTCTCCATAAAAGCTCGCATTGGATCTGATTCATTAGTAACATAATCCCTATACTCATGCCTACGATGCAAATTATGAAGAGAAGGAAAAACATTAAAATCTTTCTGGGTCAACTGCATTTTAGCTAACATTTTAGTTTTAACTCGTTCATCTGCGAACTCCTCCTCAATAAGCTTAGGAAGAGTAGAAGAACTGATCCCACTTTCAACTACTGCTAGATGATACAAAACAGACAATTCTTGATAAGCCATCAAATTAGTACCCATAGAATCCCAGGCATGACCTATGATAGAGACCAAAACACGAGTCCAACCCGCAAAACCAGTATCAGAATAAGGTATACGCATAAAATGCCCTGTAGCAGGTTTCCAAGGGACAATAGAGCTAACATTCTTTGGCATAAAATCTGGTCGCTCTATAACATATCGTTTCAGGAAGACCGCCCCATCTTCAACAAGGCGGTCATTTTCAACTCTCGAAAGAATATTGAGATTTTGGCGCTGCTCTCGAATTTCCATATCCCAAAAATCGAGGCAATACCTACCAAAACGTTCTTCACTCAGGACTTCACGCAATTCCGGTCCTATAGTAAGCACATGATCATCACCATAGATAGCTCCCCGGAACTGAGCATCCCAATGAGCATCAATCAATTCCAGAGCTCGCGGTGATTGAGAACGTTCCCATTCCACCCACAAACAAATAAGAAGACAAACTATCCAAGAGTCACCATCACTGGTCTCGAACACACCAGAAGGCATAACTCCCTTCATAACAACCCAAGTATTACCATTTAAACGAGTAACCTTAACCACCCGAACCTTAGACATTATTCGAAGCGCTGTACGATAAACGCGAGCTGTTTCATCTGTCATTTTAGAAAAATCCACAAACATAGTGCCAGAGAAAACATGAAGACTAAGCAAGACAGCTTTTATAGTTTTATCAATAGACTTAAAATCTCCATCATAAGCCTTACATCCTGGGGTAAATAAGTGATCAAAAAACTTCTTCCCACCACCCCACCACCACGTAGTACCAATACGTATCGTACG